CCGGTCGAGCCAGCCGCACCTGCCGCGCCTTGAGGTCCGACCAGCGACGTGCCCGCAGGCCATGCACCGGCAGCCTTCGGGCCAAATATGAAGTTGGTGCTGGTGTTGATAAAGAAGTTGCCGTTGACACCTTGGCCCGCCGTCGGGTTAGCGGTGCCGTAGAGAATAGTGTTGCCATCGACGCCGGGGTTGCCCTGCGGACCCTGCGCGCCCGTGGCACCGGCAGTGCCTTGCGGTCCCTGCGATCCGGTCGCGCCCGTGTTGCCGACGGGGCCTTGCGCACCCGTGTTGCCGACGGGACCTTGGATGCCTTGCGGGCCTTGAGAGCCCGTCGCACCCGCTGCACCAGCCGCGCCCTGAGGTCCGACCAGCGACGTGCCCGCAGGCCATGCACCCGCAGCCTTCGGGCCGAACATGACGTGGCTGGTCGTGTTGATGTAGAAGTTGCCGTTGACACCAGTGCCCGCCACCGGATCGACGGTGCCGTAGAGAACAGTGTTGCCATCGACACCGGGATTACCCTGCGGACCTTGGGCACCTGTGTTGCCAGTTAAACCAGTGTTTCCCTGCGGTCCCTGCGCGCCGGTCGCGCCCACATTACCTTGCGGTCCTTGCGCGCCGGTCGCGCCAACATTGCCTTGCGGTCCCTGCGCGCCGGTCGCGCCCACCGGGCCTTGAACTCCCTGTATGCCTTGGTCACCCTTAGCGCCCTGCGCGTTCGACGCGGCAGCGGCAGGCACCCACTGAGTTGTGTTACCATCGAAGTAATAAATATAAAGTTGACCGCCACCGGGACTGTTATCGCTGAACCACCAAAGCTCGGAGTTCTGCGGCGACGCTTGCGGCGTGGTGCCCGTGTGAATGATCGCACCACCGACAGGCCCCTGCGCGCCGGTCGCGCCCGCTGGACCCTGTATACCTTGCGCGCCAGCCGCGCCGGGAGTGCCTTGCGGTCCCTGCGCGCCGGTCGCACCAGCAGGCCCCTGAGGGCCGGGGACCGTGCTGTCGGCACCGGGAGTGCCTTGCGGACCCTGTGCGCCGGTCGCGCCGGGGTTACCCTGCGGACCCTGCGCACCAGTGGCACCAGCAGGCCCCTGAGGGCCGGGGACCGTGCTGTCGGCACCGGCAGGGCCTTGAGCGCCGGTTGCTCCAGCAGGCCCCTGCGCGCCGGTCGCGCCGGGGTTACCTTGCGGGCCAGCAGGCCCCGGTGCACCTTGTGCGTTCGAAGCAGCGGCAGCGGGCACCCACTGGATCGTGTTGCCATCGTCGTAGTAAATATAAAGCTGACCACCGCCGACGACGTTGCTGGTGTTGTACCAAAGCTGGTCAACCACAGGCGACGGTGGCGGGATCGTGTTTACGTAAATGATCGCGCCACCAGTCGCACCTTGTGGCCCCGCAGGACCGGCAGGACCGGCAGCGCCGGGAGGACCCGGATTACCTTGCGGACCCGGTGGACCCGGCGTACCCCCGCCGCCACCGCCGCCGCTCTCGATCACCTGCCACGCACCCTTGATCCAGATGCTCTCGACAGGCTTCTCTCCCGCCAGCACGGCGGGCTTGTACCAGCGGTCGCCGTCGAGCCTCGCAGTGGGCGCGTCCCTTGAAACGTAGGTCTGGTTGGCCCAGCCCTGCGTGCCCTTCTCGCCGGTCAGCGTCTCAAGGTTCTCCTTGATCGCCTTGACTGTTTCCAGCAGCGACTTCGGATCGTCGGTCGGGACCGGGATCTCAGCGAAGATCAGCGGCTTCTTAGCCACGGCTACACCTGTCGAAGTTCGTGCGGCGACGTGGCGATCTGCAGGTTCTCGACGCGAAGGTTGCCCTCAAGCTCAAACTGGTAGGTGTCAGCCGTGTAGCCGGTGGGCATGCGAAACATCTTGCCCGAGGCAGGCAGCACACGTTCTTTAACCAGTACACCATCCGCGAACGCCCTGAACGTCAGCGTCTGATCGGCCTGCAACACACCTTGGGGCAGCGCATAAAAGCACTTCACCGCCGACAGGTTCTGGCGATTTTGCATCTGATAGAGCTTGCTGCGCCAGAAATAGTTGCCCTGCGGCTGCGCCTCGGTGAGGTCGATCTGGTAGACGCACCCGTCGCGGATGATCATCACCTCGCCAGTCCACTGATCGGGGATCACGTTGAACGTAGGCGTCTCATGCTGCAACAACGTGAACCGCGTAGGCCCACCGTTGGGATCAATGTATGCGCCCTGCCGGGTGCCGCTGAAGTCCTCCATCTCGAAAGCGTCGTTCTGAAAGGCCGTCGGTTCGAACACGCCCTGATCCGCCGTCGAGAAGCAGTAGTACGATCCCAACAACATCGCTGCGCGCAGGTTCTTGATGTTGAGGAACTTCTGCCATTCATCCTTGACGATCAGGTTGCCCGTCGCCAAAACGCCGCTGCCCGCCGAGACCATCACGAGACCGTTGGGCGAGCAGTAGTACACACCCTGCGCCGTCGAGACGATGGAGCCCTGTGACGTGCAAGGCTCTGGAAGGGGCAACGCCGCCTGCGCCATCTGGCTGGGATGCGTACCTGTCACGGCGTAGGGCCGCGAGTTGGTGCACACGATAGCCGTCTGCCCCAGCACGCCGATGCCGATGATCGGGTAGTCCACACCGATCATGTATTTGAACGGCCATGCGTGAAGCTGGTAGGGCTCGCAGAACCAGATTTGCTGGCCCATCCACCCGATCACCATGCCGTTGGGCATCGACACCATGCCCTGCAGCTTGTCGGGAGGAGGTGCCCAGTCCTGCGTGATCAACTGCTCATTCAGCACGACCACGTTATCCATCACCGCGTCGTGATATGTAAGTTGTGTAATAGGGATCTCGTTGACGAAGTAGAACTCGGCATTGCCTTGGTCGCTGGTGATCGTGCGATAGATGCGCGTATGCGTGAGATCGCGCTGCGCCGTCACCGCAGGCGTCGGAGCCGTCAACGTCAGATCATAGGTCGTGTCGTTGGGATTGGTGAACACGCCTGACGGCGGCGACGGCGCGCTCTCCTCGGAATACCTCGACACCCACGTGTAGCAGTAAGCCCGCGCCGTGCTGACGGCACTGGTGCCAAGCACAGCCACGGCAACACCGGGAGGCGCTACCGGGCTCGGGATACCCAACAAGAGAGGCGGCGCTGACCCCGGCACCGCTTCGTTCGCCTCGACGCGCGTGCGCGAAGTCATCATCGGCGGGGTCAGCCCGTCGGCCCAGTATCCTCGCGGATCTGTGCTTTGAGTGTTGGGGCTCCTCACGTAGGTCGTGTGCGCCGACGGGAACTCCAGCCAGAAGGTGTCCTCTAGCGTTGCCGGGTTATTGTAGTCCTTGGGCACCCGCTGAACACTGCGTGCGTTGGGATCCTTCAGCACGTGCACCAGTCGAGGATCGCGCATCCCGGTGGCTTTGCCATCCAAGAGCCAAGTGTTGATCGCCCACGCGCTCGCGTTGTCAGGCAACAGCTTGTCGTCAATCGCCGGTATCATCCCCTGAAACTGTTGCAGTCTGATCGCGACCATATGTAACCACCGTGGTAACCCCTAGAACCTCACCTAGAGTTTTAAGAGAGATCGTCGGGCGAGGTTTTGCCTTCTTCCAGAGCGGCGGCGCGCTGCTTCGCGAGGATGCCCTGTATGCGCTGATGCTCAGCCTCGGCACGCGCATTGGCGTCGCGACCCGCCTGCATCTCAGCTTCACGCTGCGCCAACTGGCTGGGCGACAAAGGAGGACGCGTGTCGGGCGGCTCGGGCGGCTGCGTCGGCAGGGGGCCGTTATCGGCTTCCTGCTTGCGCGTGGCTTCGTTGAACGCCGCTTCTGATCTGGACCTTGCCATGAGTACCTACAATTTGATGTGATAGATGATAGCGAGCGTTGGCTGGACGTTGTTGTGGGCCTGACCGCCACCTTGGTCGTTGCTGATCGAAACAGGAGCGAAGTCACCCAAGCTACCGCCGCCAACATAGCCGCCGCCACCATGACCGTTGAACGCACCTGACGGGATCTGCACCGCGTGATTATGAGGTGCCATCTCGTTGTTGTTGAGTATGTGGTTCTGCTCGCCCCCCTTGGCACCAATGATGTTAAGCAGGGTGTTTACGCCCATCCCCTCGTCAACCATGCCCAGCACGCGCCCTCGCGCATCAGGCAACGGGATCGTCTTGTTGGCGTTCCAATCAGCCTCGGCGCTTGTACCGCGCCCACCGTTGATCGGCCAATCAACACCATTGATGTTCGACCAGAACAGAACGAACAAATCATGATACGCTGGACCGGCATTGACCGCACCAGACCCGGTATTGCCAATCGTCTGACCAATCATCTGGAGCCAACCGGCCTTGTTCCAGATCACCGACGCGGTTATGTCACCAGTTACAGCAACGGATCCTTCAAACTTGGCAAGCGCCGCATCGACGGCATCCTGCACAGCCTTAGTGACGTAATCCGTCGTCGGAATGTGGAACGCGTCAGAAGCCTCACTGTCCAAGGGAAACGACTGGGCAGGGCCTGCGCCCGACGGATCACGCCCTATCACGCTCCCACCGGGCAACGTCATCTTGTGCGCTTCGTTCCACTCCGACGGCTGGACCAGCGTGCTGTCGATGCCGTCGTCCTTGGCCGACTTGGCATTGTGTTCGATGACGGGTGGCGTCGAGAGGGTCGCAAGCTGAGCAGGCGCATCACTGGGCGCAGGGACATTCCTGATGTTGCGGCTGCGCGGCGGGATCGGCGGGAGTGCCATCGTACCTCCTCAGACGCCCCGCTGGGGACGCGTCACGCCGAAGCTCTGCGGGAAGTTCCAGTTCTGCGCGCCGTAGTCGTTGGCGTGCAGCACCTCGACCCGAGCTTCCGAGCGTGCCTTGTTGTAGAGCTTCCAGTGAAACACACCGGCTTCCTTGTTGTAGTACGGCTTCGACACCGACAGGTGGAGCCTTCCAAGAAGGCCGTTCTGAAACGCGTCGTAGTACTTGCTGATGATCCAGCCATCGAGGATCGGCATGTCCTGAAGATCGTTAGGGTCCACAGGTACTTTGGCGACGGTCGCCACCCACAGCGCGTTCTCGCTCGGAGGCCGTCGTAGCACGACCACGCCGGGGATCCGCATGGTGGCGGCAGCGACCAGCTTCTTGTCCTGATCGGTGCTATTATACAGGTTCAACAACCTGATGATCGCGCCGTTGCTCGCGTTGGGTGTCACCGCAGGGGTGATCTGATAGGTCGTGGTGTTCGCCACGATGGGAATGTCGATGTCCTCCTGCCACACGTTGGTGAAGTCGCAGAAGTCGCGCTCGACGCTAAATAGCTCAGCCTGCGCCGTCGGCAGGCTCACTCCAAGGATCTTGCCGCGCACGTTCTCCATCATGCGCGTTGCCTGCGCGTTGGGGTACGGCGGCGTCGGCGTGGAGAGCGGTGCTACAGCCATCAGGCAGTCCCCGTGAGCATCTTGTTAGTGAACGTACTCAGCATCGCGGCAGCGCGCTGATCCTCGACACCTTCGATGTCGAACGCCTGCAACATGCCTGCAGTGTAAAGCACCAGAGCCGGAATGTATTGCTGGTCGAGACCGATGGGCGTGTTCACGTCGCTCACGGGATCGTACTGGGGCACGTGGTCGAGTTGGCCCCGAAACAGATCGGGCCGCAGCCTGCGCGCCTCAATCATCCCCATGTTGAGCGTCTGGTAGACCTTGGGATCGAGCCATCGCTCGCCGTCGTCGTCCTGCAGGATGCCCCGCACTTGGACGACCACATCACCGACGGTTATGAAACCAGCCATCGCCCGCCCCTCCCGCGATCTTCCAGAAGATCTCTGCGCACAAGCGTATGGTCGAGATTACCACGAAGGTAACCCCGACCACACACCCGAGACGCCCGACGAGAGGTTAGCCGGGGACTACGATGCTTTCACAGAGCGCCTTGCCGTCGATCACCTTGTAGCCGTAGACCTGAAGGCCACGGAACAGTTGACCGAAGGTGCGCTCCGAACGGAGGGTCTCGACGTTGGTCATCTGCGACGCGAACGTCAGGCCGTGCGCGTGACCGGCGTAGAACAGCCACTCGGTAGCAGCCAGCCCAGCGAGGGTGCCGTGCGGCAGCAGGTTGGAGGTGTAGACCATGAAGCGGTCCACCATGCCCAACTGGCCGTTGCGCAGCATCGAAACGCTGTCGCCCGACAGGTAAGCCTGACGGAGTTCCGACTTCTTGATCATCGCCGTTGCCCAAGCAGGCATGACGATCCAGCGACCGTCCTCGGGGATGTTCTGCTCGTCGAGGCACTGCCCCATGCGCATCATAATCTCCAGCACCTCGACGGTGCCCGCCACGACCGGGTTCGCGAGCTTGGAGACGCAGGTGAGGGGGGTGCCGGTGACGCCGAGGTTGATCGAGCCCGAGATCGCGCCCGCTGCAATGCCACGGTTGAGCGCCGAGCCCTGATGCACGATGCCCAGCAACACGTCGGTGTCGATGGTGATCTTCATCTGCTGCGCGGCGTCGTCGGACCAGATCGACATCAGGTTGATGTCGGACTGGACCTTCATGATGTCGTCGAGGATCGTGTTGAAGTACTTCGCCTTGTCGATGGTGAGATCGACGATGTTCGAAGCAGGGCGGTCCACACTGAGGTCGCCGCCGACGAGGTAGTCGCGGATCTGGATGGTCGGCTTGGTGCGGATGTGCACCTTGTCGCCCTGACCCGAGATCTCGCCTTCGTAGGCAGTGTTCGAAATCGCCGCGAGGACGGTCGCTGCGTAGAACTTCTCGATCAGCTTGCCTGACCAGATCTCGGGAATGAACGTCCCTTGATAGGCCGGTGCGGGCTGAAGCGAGCCAGCCGGATAGATCGGAGGCGAGGTTGCTGCGCCTGCATTGCCGATGGGCATGTTGCTCTCCCTGCGTGCCTCTCACGAGGACGCGTGCTGCATTACGAGGTGACCCTCCCTTCCAGTTGTGCAGCGAAGATGTCCGCCTCGATGGCGTTCTTCTCAGCTTCCCTACCGCGATAAGCACCGCGATTGGCGTCACGATAGAACTGGGCGATCTGGGCCGTAGTGTAGGTGGGTTTTTGCTCCGCAGGGCCACCAACGGTTGGCGCAGCAGTAGCTGCTCTCCCCGGTGCTGCAAGGCTCACCAGCGGGATGCGGGCGCTCGGCGGCTGCACGTGTGGGACAGGTGCAGCGGCTGATGCCGCAGGCGGCTGGCTACCTGCAGGAGGCAGGGTAGCAAGGTAGCTGTTGAAAATCGCCAGCACTCGGGAGGGCAAGCGGCGCTCCCATGCGTGCGTCAACAACTGCTGACGATTAGCACCGCTGATGGGGTCAGGCAAGGCCAACCATGCCAGAAGCTCGGGGCTGGAATTGAGTTCGACGAAATTGGGTATGTGACCAACCATGAAGTCGATCATCGACTGGAGCTTCTGAGCGTCAGCGTCGGCACCAAGCTGATCGACCCGCTGGGTCACGCCGCCCATGCCCTGCGCCACCAGCACCTGCGCCTCGGCACGCGCGGCGCGCCGGATCACATCCACCAGTTCAGGTCCGAACGCCTCGACCTCCTCGTCGCTGAGGCCCGTCGCGTGACCATTGGGCAGCGGCTGTGCGACCGCGCCGCCATTGGGCAGCGGCTGGGCAGGGACCACGGCGCGCTGCAGGTTGGAGTTCTCCTGCACGAGGCGGCGCACCTCGCCTGAGAGCGCGCCGATCTGCTCCTGAAACTTGCCGAACTGGCTCTCGTAGCGGCCCTTCTGGGACTTGAACGCGTGTTCCCACGACGCCTCGGGCGACCCCGGCTGGGCGCTCGTCGTCGGCGCATCCGGGTTGAGTGCCTCAGGCGGCGGCGCGTTGGTGTCGGGCGGCGCGTTGGTGTCGGGCGGCGGCGCTGGAGGTGTTTGCGTCGGGTCAGCCGTCGCCCGTGTCATGTCGGTGGGCGACTTGATCTGGTGAGGGATTGCCGCTTGGGGAGGCGGCGGCGCGTTGGTGTCGCCCCGCAGGCGCGCCTGCTCCTCGGCAATAAGCTGGTCGGCGCGCGAGACCTTGGCCCTCACGGCATCAGGTATCACGTTGGGCTGGTGAGGCATCGTACCGGGTGGCGGCGCTGGCGGGGCAGGTGCAGCGACGGGGGCCTGTGCCATGTTTACGCTTTCCTCTCGTTAGCCATGTGCTGACGTGCCTTCTCAGTGCACTCGTTGAAGATCTCCGCGATCTCGTTGGCCTGCTGTGCCCGTCCCTGCGCCTGCAGGATGCTATCCTGAGGGGCAGCGACTAGGGACATCACGCGACGAGCGGCGAAGGCTGCAAGAGCCATTCGAAGGGCATCCCACACGTCCTGTGGTAGTTTGGTTTTTGCTTCGTGGGCGGCAAGCGCCAGATTGAGTTCTTGAGTGTTCACCTAGTTGCTATACTTCGGGCTCACCCATGTGTTCAATATCGGCGTAGCTGCCGGGAGCGCCCGCGCCGCTGGGGGTCGCCTTGGCGTAGTCGCCCAGATCGGGACCACCCGGCGTCTCCGAGAGCGACTTCAGCGCGCCGCGACCGGGCAGCATCCGCGAGCCCTTGCCCTGATGCTGGAACACCGGCTTGTTGTTGAACTTGAGCTTCGGGGGCTTCATCGCACCCTCCTACGCGAACGTCTTGGGCATCTTCGGCGCGCCGGGGATCTTCGGCTGCTTGAGCTTCAGAACGGCGTTGGCCCCCTTGTTAAGCTGGGGGCCGCGTATCTTGGGGATCGGCGCGACGTTCTGCACCGACTTGGTTAGCCGAAGGGGACGCATGCCCTTTGCCATCGCGCGCTCCTAGTGCTGCCAGCCCTGCTTGCAGCTTTTGTTC